CAGGCCGAAGAGCCCGGCGCACTTGACCGGACGCGCCGCGATACTTTCCTGCTGTCCCTTATTGCCAAGCGCAAAGAGGCTATTGCAGGCCGTATTGCGTCGGGTATTGAAACCGAATGGCAGGAGGACGAGGAACACTATCAGGGCATTGACGACGCCAACCGCGCTTATGCCGCGTCCTCGAATAGCTACGCGAAACGATGGGCGACAACGGGGCGTGATGGGTCGAGCACGCAGCCGGGGCGCTCCGTCGTTTTTCTCAACATCACCCGGCCTTATGTCGATGCAGCTTCCGCCCGCGTGTCGGACATGCTGCTGCCGACTGACGACCGCTGTTGGCTACTCAAGCCGACTCCGATCCCGCGCCTGTCTCCAACGCAGATCGAGGCTTTCGGCGGGCAGGAAGCACTCGAAGCGTCAATTGAGCAGGCGAAACAATCCGCCAAGCTGATGCAGGACGAGATTGACGACTGCCTCGAAGAGAGTAATTGGCACGGCGAAATGCGCCACATGATTGAGGATTCGGCGCGAATTGGCTCCGGCGTGGTCAAAGGTCCGTTCCCACTCAAGCGGACGGCCAAAGTCTTTCGCGATATGGGCGGCGTGAAGGAGTTCGTAACCCTGAGCGAGATTAAGCCGGGGTCGAAGCGCATTGACCCGTGGAACTTCTTTCCTGACCCCTCGTGCGGCGAGTCAATCCATAACGGCTCTTACACGTGGGAGCGTGAGTATCTGTCGAGTCGCCAGGTGCGCGAGATGATCGACATGCCCGGCTATGACGCGCAGGAAATCATTGCCGCGCTCAAAGAGGGGCCGAAAGTCTCGCAATCCCGCCAAGCGTCGGACGGCAGCCAGCAAAAAGCCGAAGAGCAATTCGAGCTGTGGATTTTCTACGGCCAATGCGACGCGGACGATTTGCAGGCAGTGGGCGTCGAGACAGAGGACGAAACGCCCAAGGCGTCGGCAATGGCGGTGCTGCTGAACGACCGGATGGTGAAGGTCACGCTGAACGTCATGGACACGGGAGATTTCCCTTATGACGTGCTCGCATGGCAGCGTCGGCCCGGCATGCCGTGGGGTATGGGCGTAGCCCGCCAGGTTCGTACCCCGCAGCGAATGCTAAACGGTGCGTGCCGGGCAATGATGGACAACTCCGGCCTGGCCTCGTCTCCGCAAATCGTAATTGGCAACGGGATTACTCCTGCTGATGGCAATTACAACCTGCGAGGCGGGAAAACATGGATGGCCGAAGCTGACGTGGTGGATGTGCGGCAGGCGTTCTTTGCGTTCGTGCCTCCGTCCGTGCAGGCGGAATTGATGAACATCATCCAGTTTGCGCAGAAGATCGCCGAGGACGTGACGGGCCTTCCGGCAATGCTCCAGGGTATTCGCGGCGACGCCCCGGACACGTTGGGCGGCATGCAGATGCAAAACAACAACGCGACTTCTGTTCTCCGTCGCCTTGCGAAGCGTTTTGACGACTACATCACCTGCCCGCATATCCGGCGCTATTACGACTGGATGATGCAGCACTCCGAGCGTGACGACATTAAAGGCGATTTTCAGATCGAGGTTCGCGCGTCGAGTGCGCTTGTCGAGCGTGACGCGCAACAGCAATTCTTGATGACACTATTGCAAGTCTCGGCCAATCCGGTCTATGAACTGGACCCGGCCAAACTGGCGACGGAATTGCTCAAGGGCCAGCGGCTTGACCCCAAATCCATCCAATACTCGCCGGACAAATTGGCGCAGATGCAGAACCAGTCCAACCCGGTCGAGCAGGCCAAGGCTGAATTGATCGCTGCGCAGACCCGCAAGACGGATGCAGAGGCGGTGAATAAGTCCGTCGAGGGCATGTATTCCGCAACTCAAGCCGGCAGCCAGATCGCAATGAGCCCGGCTGTCGCTCCCTTGGCCGACAAATTGCTGCGCTCTGCGGGATTCCAGGACAAGGACGCAGCCCCGATTGTCCCGGAGATTGCCGCGCCAATGGAGGGCATCGCCCCGCCCGAGCAAAACACCAACCCGCTCTATCCGGCAAACCCGAACGTCGGAATGAATCGAGGAATCGAGGGTGGCAATGAAGCCCGAGATTGATTTCGCTTCCGCCACGTGGCGGGCACTCGTTGAGATTGTCGAGTCTCGCATTGACGAATTGCGCAGAAAGAACGACGGCGATTTGTCAATAGAACGCACCTCGCACTTACGGGGGGGAATAGCAGAATTGAAACAATTGCTGGCGATTGCAAAAAAATCCCCGGCAACAGCGACGGACGAGGATCAATTCCCCCTTCGTCAATGACCTGCATAGCAGGGTATTGCTTGGAGTGTGCATTACATGAGCGAAACGCAACAGACCGAGCAACAGGCCGAAGCTGAATTCGTCGCAGGGTTCAATTCCCTGCGCACTTCCGACGACTACACGCCGCCCGAAGTGAAGAAGGAGGAAGTCGAGCCGACGCCGGAGCCTGAAGCAACGCCGGACGTGCCGCCGGAGGACAAGGGCGAAGAGCCTTTGTTTGCCGGATTTACCGAAGCCCAGCTAAAGAACCTGCTCGAAAAGGCCACTCGGGTTGAGTCTCTGGAGAAAGAGCTTCGCAAGACGCACGGAAAAATTGGCGAACTGAACGGAACTCTGCAAGAGATTCGCGGCAAACGGGAAACGCCGACGCATGACGCGCCCGCAATCCAGAAGACCGACGAAGACCTGACCGATTGGGAGCGGGAATACCCCGAACTCGCGGCCATTGCTGAAAAGCGCGCAGAGCGAATTGTCGAGGAAAGAATCAAGGCAATTCCGCAAGTCCAGCAGATCAGTCAAGAAGACATTTCCGCAGCCGTCCAGCGTGAAACGCAATTGGCGCTCATTAGCCAGCAGCACAGCGATTGGCAGGACGTTGTGACTTCACAGGATTTCAGCCTGTGGATCGCGACTCAGCCGGAAGACGTGCAGCAAGCCTATTCAACAACTGATCGCGCGCAGGTTCTTGGCGGTGTCATTTCCGGTTTCAAAGACTGGAAGAAGAGCACCCAAGACCGCAGCGCAAAGAACAAACAGCGGCTGGAGCAGGCGCTTACGCCTGGCGGTGGAAGCAAAGTAACTACCGCCCACTCCGCCGAAGATGAATTTGTCGCGGGTTTCTATTCAGCTCGCGGTCGATAAGGAGTAACCAAAATGTCCGTTTATAGCTATGGCAACCCCGCCGGCCGGATTAATAAGCTCAAGGGTGAGATTCTCAGTCACTCGATCCCCGTCGAAACGCTGGGCATCACCGGCATGCAGCGCCAGATTCCGGCCAACAAGGGCAAGACCGTTGTTTATCGTCGGTATCTGCCCTACGGCGGTTCGCTGACCAACTTCAACACCATCAACCGCTGGAACGTCGATTCCGCCGCGCACGTCCTGGCCGAAGGCGTCACCCCGACTGCCGACTCGCTGATCCCGCAGGACATTACCGTCACGCTCAACCAGTACGGTTGCCTGTACCAAGTCACCGACCAGACCGTCGATACCTACGAGGACGACGTGCCGGCGGAAATGAAGAAGCAGTGCGGCGAGCGGGTCGGCCTGATTCGCGAAATGGTGCGCTACGGCGTCATCAAGTCCGGCGCCAACGCCTACTACTCCGGCGGTTCTTCGCGTGCGACGGTTGCGGCCAAACTGACCCTGACCATGCTTCGCAAGGCCAGCCGGAACGTTCAGGCCAACCACGCCAAGCGCATCACCTCGATCCTTGCCCCGACCCCGAACGTCAGCTCCAAGTATGTCGAAGCCGCCTATCTGGTGTTCTGCCACACCGACGTTGAACAGGACGTTCGCGACATCGCCGGCTTCACTACGGTTGCGGCTTACGGCTCCCGCAAGACGATGCACGACCAGGAAATTGGCAGCGTCGAAAACTTCCGCTTCATCACCTCGCCCGAACTCAATCCCTACATCAACGCCGGCGTAGCGGTGGGCGCCACCGGCCTGTATTCGACCGGCGGCTCGAACGTCGATGTGTATCCCGTGATCGTGTGCGGCGAAGACGCATGGGGCCAAGTGGCGCTGCGCGGCGGCGACTCGCTCGATCCGACGTGGATTCCGCCCGGCGAGAAAACCAAGTCCGACCCGCTGGGGCAGCGTGGTTTTGTTGGCGCCAAGTTCTACATGAACTGCACGGTGCTGAATGACGGATGGATGGCGATCATCGAAGCCGGCATCACCGCCCTGTAAGTGACCTAATCGGGCGGCTTAGGTCGCCCGGTCTTCCAAGATTGGAGAAGCATTATGGCTGACAACATCGCGGGCCAAACCAGCGCCAGCAGCAACGACCAACTGACCAACGGCACCACCCAAGGTTCTGTCGTCTATGACGCCACGACCATCGTCGCAGCCGATTCGACGCGCGTTTTCACCGGCTTCAAGCCGCGATACGTGCGATGGGAAAACGCCACCGACCGCATCTGCGTTGAATGGTTTGAAGGCATGGCAGCGAACACCAGCATCAAGACCGCTGCCGCCGGCACTCGCACGCTCGAAACCACGAACGGCGGCATCACTGTCGATTCGCAGGGCTTCCGTGTGCTGCAAAACGCCACGCTGGGCGCAATCGCTGCAAGCAAAACCTGCTACTGGGTCGCCCGGTAATTAACAACGGGGCTGCCTTTGTGGTGGCCCCGCACAAAGGATAAACAGCATGGCACGTCCGCGCCTCGATACCACGAACGAATACTTGGGTAAGGCCGATGAATTTTCGATCAACGACATCGGCAATGGCCCGCCTGACATTGAAGTTGTTGATCGTGTTTTGCCCGACGATTACGCCGAAATCGAGAAGTTCATGCAGGAACCCGTGACGATCATGATCCATGAATCGACGGACCCGAACGATGTTGATCTGGTCGAAGTTGGCGTGAATGGTCGGCATCAGTTCTTCATGCGCGGCAACCCGCAAATCGTGCGCCGCTGCTACGTCGAGCGCCTGGCACGGATGAAGAAAACCAGCTTCTCGCAAAACCTTGACGAGCGGCTTGGCGAGCACATGAACACAATGCGCCCGCACCACGCGCTGCGCTTTCCGTTCTCCGTGATCGAAGACAAGAACCCGAAGGGCTCCGCGTGGCTGCGTAACCTGCTGGCCGAACGGGTGTAACCATGACGCTTGCGGAATTGCGGGCACTTTTTCGGGAAGAGGCGGGCGACACGGCAGAGCCGTTTCTGTGGCCGAACTCGATCCTGAATCTCTACGCTAACGAGGCTCAAACCGAAGCCTGCCGGCGTGGGCACCTGCTGCGCGATTCTGTGACGACTGCAATCTGTCAGCTTGCGGTGACGGCGGGCGATCCCATCGTAGAACTTGACCCGCGCATTCTGGACATTCAGCGGATGCGCCTCGCCAGCCAGTTCATTCAGCTTCGCGGAATCTCCGTGCAGGAAATGGATGATTCGATTCCCGGATGGGAAAACCAGACCGGACTTCCGTGGCGAGGCGTGACGGATTACCAGTCCAACGCAATCCGGCTGTGGCCGTCACCGGCTGCGAATGACGTGCTGAAGCTGTCAGTCATTCGCCTGCCGCTTGTAGATATGGTGGCCGACACCGACGAGCCGGAAATTCGCAAAGAGTATCACCCTCAGTTAGTGCAGTGGATGCTTCACCGGGCCTACGCAAAGCAGGATTCGGAAGTGTTCGACGCGAACAAATCTCAAACCGCACTGGCGAACTTTGAAAAAGAGTTCGGCTCTCGGTCCAGCGCACGCAATGCAGCGTGGCGGGCTGAAAGACAACTCCAGTTTGCCCCGCCGATTGCATAGGAAAGATCATGGATAAATTGGGACGGCTGGAAGTCGAACAGCTCAAAGTTACGAGCACCACCCCGCCGGCAGACAGCGGGTTGTACAAGATTGATGAAACCACGATGGGCGTGGTGGGCGACCTGAAGTTCCGGCACCCGAAGACCGGGGCTATGTCGTCGGCGCTGACTGCAACCACCTCGGCCCAGGGGATTGAAATTGCAGTGCGCGCCGCCAATTTCAGCGCTTACATCCCATACGTACTGTCGTTCCCGGATTTCGCCCCGTCGGTCCTCGCCAGCTTTGTTAACGGTACGACTGCCGCTCAAGTCGGAAATACAGTCACAGTTACAGCGCCCGCGCACGGCATCGTCGGCAGCACGGCAAAAAACGGCTACCGCATTTACTACCCCGGCTCACAGAGCATCCCCGCCGGCTGGTACGGCGAGTTTGCGTGGGTCAGTGCAAATACGGTCACGTTCCAGCGGGCGGAGGCTGCAACTGTAGCTAGCGAGTCGGTAAACGGAGGTACCCCGTTTACATCCCAAGTAACGTTTTGCAGCCTCACGCTGCCGGGCGGTTCGATGGGGCCGAATGGGCGAATAACGCTCGCCAGCCTGCATTCCGGTGATACAACGGCGGGCTCTAAAGTTCTGCGCATAGTTCTCGGAGGGTCCATATCGCATGTACTATCTCTGGGGTCTACGCCTAGTTGGTGGTCTCGTCAAACAGTAATAAACAACGGCATCGAAACAAAGCAATTGGCGCCACTGTTCGCGGATGGAGTTGCTTCCGGGTCCGCATTGTCGTCTGTAGCAATCAACACGGCCCTCGATACGACGGTGGCTGCAACGGTAGCGCTCGGCGCAGCATCTTCGTGGGCTAGCTTGGACTCAGTAGAGTTGGAGGTCTTAAAGCGATGAGCACTTATCCCAATACCCCGGCGGGCATGGCGTCCGCGATGGCGTCGGTATCCGGAGAACAATCCCGACTCTGGGTCGACGGCCCCGTGATCCGTATCCTGCCGGCCCCGCCTATTATTGTGCCCACTGAAGTGACTATGCGCCAAGCGCGGCTTGCACTTCACGCCGCCGGGAAGCTGACTGCTGTCAATGGCGGCATTGCTGCGCTGCCTGACCCGCCGAAAACCGCCGCGTTGATCGAGTGGGAATACAGCAGCACCGTGCGCCGCGACTCTCAATTCGTGGCGCTGCTCGGCCCGGCGCTGGGCCTCGACGCTGCGGGGCTCGATGCGCTGTTCATCGCCGCCGCGAAGCTGGGGGTGTAATCGTGCGCGTCCTGCTCTGCACGACCGACAAGATCGGCAGCCGCATCATCAGGGCAGTTACGTGGTCCCGCTGGTCCCATGCTGCAATCATCGACGGCGATGAGATCATTGAGGCCGTTTGGCCCCGCGTGCGGGTGTCGTCGCTCATGCACGCGATCGAAACGCACCCGCGCTGGACTGTGATCGACATTCCCGTCGCGGATGAGTCCGCCGCAATTGCCGCTGCGCGCTCTCAGATTGGCAAACCCTACGATCTGTGGGGCGTCCTCGGTCTCGGCCTCAAGCGGCAATGGCAAGACGATGATGCTTGGTGGTGCTCCGAGCTGATCACCTGGGCTGCGAAGCAGGGCGGCACGGACCTATTCCGTCCCGATGCGCTTCGCCGCATTACACCCGAGCATCTTTGGATGCTGCCTGCCCCGTAATCTAACCCCCGTGCGTGCGCGGGGATTGCCCTTTTATCACTGACCCGGCAGTCTCCGGGCGATGGCGTCGGTACCGTCCCGCGCCGCGGCGGTTCCGCGGCACCAACACCCACCGCCCGGCCCCGTGCCGGGCTTTTCATTTTCAGAGAATCTCAAACTGTCTCACGCGACCCCCTTAAAATGAGACAGCGCGTCAGGCAATCTGCAGGCTCAACCCCATGCAGGTGCTATCCATGCCCAACTGGTACACGATCAAGACGCCCACCGCTGC